AGCCCATATCTGAGCAACCTCATCCTTTGTAATCTGCCATGCCTTTTTTGTGGACTGGCCGCTGACAGGAATAGGCCAGAAGCGCCGGTTGCCGGTGATATCCCGTAGGAAGCCGGACTCCGCATTTGTCGATCCGACAATGACACACTGCCTCGGATGGCTTTCCACGCTTACGCCGTAGCTGGCGCGATACTTATCGTCCACACGGGAGATGAAGGACTTCACCGTTTCGACATCCGCCTTGCGCATTCCGGCAAGTTCGCCAAGCTCCAGTATCCAATAGCCCTGTAGCTTTTCGGGTCCTGCCTTGTCGCGCATATCCGTAAGAGTCAAGCTGTCCGAAAACCACTCGCCAGCCAGCTTTGCAAAGAAGGTCGATTTTCCGATGCCCTGAGGTCCATTCAATATTGGAACACTGTCAAACTTTGTGCCTGGCTGATAGATTCGAGCGACCGCCGCCACCATAGATTTGCGACTGACTGCTCTTGTGTAAGTAGTGTCCGCCGCGCCGAAGTAATTAATGAACAGTGTCTCCACGCGGGGAGTGCCATCCCAAGCGGGCAGTTCCTCCAGATACTCCTTTATGGGGTGATATGCCTTTTCAGCGGCGACCGCCAACACAGCATCCTTCGTCTTGGTGGGAGAATAGAGGCCGTAGGTGTTTGACAGATACACCTTGAGCGCAGCGTTGTCGGAGTCGTTCCAGCCATCTTTGAGTTGCTCCCACGGCAGACCTCCCTTTGCGTCGATGCCGTCACGATGGCAGTTGAACGCGATGTGCTGCAGATCCTTATCATGGCGCAGGATAAGTACAAGATTGTCGAGTGTATCCTTGACGTGTCCCTGTTTGTCCAGCACCAGAGCCTTCTGCCAATCGGCATCGGAGAAGTCGGCGTTTGCCTGTTCCATTCGCTCCGTCGCAAGCTGCGCCTTTACGGCATCATCCTTTATTGCAAAATCCGTCATAGCGGCAAAGGACTTTTTCTCGTCGTCGTAACCAAATTTGTGGATGCGGACGAGGTCAAAGGCGTTTAGCAACTTTCCGCAAGCAGGGTCTGTCGCATGATGGCTGTAGGTGAACTTATCATCGTAAACGACAACACCGGCAGTGCCCTCACCGAGGATATAATCATAGCGTCCCTCAATGACTGAAGGCGCATAAACCTCCGGCAGAAATTTGCCGATTACCGCTGTTACAGAATAGGCACGGCAGAATGCGCCGACCACGCCATGCTTTGAGAGAGGGTCCTCCTGCTTTGCAACCTCGCGCTTGACAGCCTCTGACTGCCGCGAGGAGGTAGGCCACTGTGATACGTCGCGCCAGTCGGCGTACATACCGAGGTACTTATCCACATTGAGCGGTTCGCTGGTCTGTTCATCGAACACGAACTCGCCGTTTGACGGACAAGAAGCCCAATACATCATGCGGTTGGCTTCATAGGTGGAATCGTCAAAATAGTCCATCCCGATCTGCTTGGCGACCATTCGCATCACAGCGGGATACTCGTCCTCACTAACCTCTCTGTCAAAAAGAATAACGATGCGGTATCGTGGCGTCTCTGGGGTGTGGCTATGTGTGGAATAGAGAAAATAGGTAACGCCGTCGAGAGCCGTGCGGACAATGCGCTGAAAATCCGTATCGGCGGGTATGCTGTCCGCATCGAGCAAGCCCAGCGTGCGGAAGGTCACGTTTCCGTTTTTGCGGATTCCTTCCTTCAGCCAGCCGCCGACAAGACCGCCAATGTCCTTGAGCTCGCCGCGCTGTGCCTTTGACAGCTTCGGATATTCCTCCGCCGTTTCAGAGGTACGGACAGGATTGCGGTTACGGTCGGTGATATAATCCCATTCCAGTTCTTTGTTTTTATACTTCTTGTCCGTCCTGCGATTGCAGACAGATATTTTAACTAACACGGCTTTGTTCCTCCTTCATAAATTCGCCTTTAAAGGCACCGTCGCCGGATACAGCAGTCATGTAGTCGGCCATTGCATTCAGCCTGTTGTAATCCGTATCACTCAGGCAAGCGAAACCATCAACAGGCCGAATGCCCGCCGCCGCGTCTAACCCGCAGTAATACAGCACGGTTTCGCGTAATGATGGACCGAAGCTGGTACCGTCGTCTTGTCGCAGCTTCTGCGCTGTCCCTTTTGCAATGCCGAGCTCCTCGCCAACGGCGTCCCATTTACCGAAAATGGCATAGTCCGTCACCACAATCTCATGGAGAGAATTCTGTATGGCATTTCTGACATAGTGTTCAATTTCGGCGAGACAGATGACCTCGATATGATTTGTGATGGCTTCGAGCATCATTGTTCGCCTGTCCTCAACGCAGCTTCGGGAGTAGCGCTTTCTGCAAAGGGCATTCACTGCTTTTTGCAACACTCTCCAGTATTTCTTTCCCTCAGGGTCGTCCGGCTGGCGAAGAAGCATCAGCGAGTCAAAATCAAAACCTCGCACCGCCTTCAGATAATCAAAAACCATAGGCGCAATCTTCAGAGCGTCCACACGCATAGCTGCCATGAAGTTATTTCCGGTCGGCTTTATCTCGTCCATTGCCCAAGGCGTCACTGCGGGGTCATAAAAGTTCTCCGCCTGATCGTGACACTTTCTGCAAAGACTCACGAGGTCGTCCGTTGCTTCATTGCCGAAGCGGTCATAAGTAAGATGATGTACATCCGTAGCTTTGTCGCCACAGACGCAGCAGATATGCCAATCCACCTCAAGCCGCTTATCGGCGATATGCCTCCAGTGCGAGCTGTGGATGTATCTTTCGTACTCCGGATTTCCGGGCTTAAACTGCCACGCGTTAGACATGGGGCACCTCCTCACAGCTTTCGTTAAAATATCGTAGGCGGTAGTTTTTCCACTTCGCCCTTTTGATTTCGGCCTCCATACCGACTGATATAACACCGCCAAACACCCATACCTCCGAGCACTTGCTCATCAGGGCATTACCGAAGAACAGCCCAAGTTCGCGCTCCTTTGGGTCGTCGTCATCCAGAAACTGCGGAAACAGCAGATGCGGCGCGATAGGGATATAACCCATATCGACGGCATATCGGCTGTAGCCTTGCGCTTCTTTCACGTTGCCTTCTACATCGCCCGAAAACGGTGAACAGATATAAACGATAGGTCGGAAGGCGCGAAGCGCACGTTTCTCTTTTTCAATCATTGTCATAGCTTCAAAGGCTGTAGGGTCGTAATAGCCCTCGCTGTTGAATTTGTTTATACTCAATGGGAACACTCCTTTCACGACGGGCTTCTTGTCCGTCTCTACTTCCCACTGGAAAAAAGAAGCCCCGTCGTACAAAAATCTTCTAATCTTTTTTATAAAAATCTGTCTCGTAGCCATCGGCGCGTAGCAGTAAGCCCTTTGCCCACGGCGGAGTTCTGCCCATTTGGTCACAAACCGCACTAAGCGACATACGCAGGTCAGCTTCAATAACAAGCTCATCGTGTATGTGCATGACAATGGAGCAGCAGCGTAGTGTCTTCATGGCATAACAGAGAACGTCGCGGGAAATCGCCTGAACGATATTTTCAACGAGCTTCGGACCGTAGGTGTCAAGCCGCTCCCATTTCTTTGTGCCGCCGACGCCTTCGTAGGTGATGCAATGCCCGCCGAACTGATTTTCACCGATGCGCGGCTTTACATAGGCGAGCTGTCTGCCGGACGGGAGCACGATGAACAGCATCGCACTCTGGCAGTAGAACTTGATGCCGTGAGTGACACAGATCCGTTTATCCCGAACTGCCTCCGTAGCGGCACGGTCAATATCCCACCAGAACTGCACAATGTGTGGATTTGCCTGCCGCCACGCTGTGACCAGCGGTTGAAGCTCATCTTCGGTCAAGCCCATGTCAAGAGCGCCCATTGCCTTGAGCGCACCAACTGAGCCGCCGTAACCGAGCGCAAGTTCTGCAATTTTGCCTTTCTGCCTTAAGTGACCGTTGATGCCATGCTTTTCGACCGGCACTTTGAACATCTGCGACGCGGACGCACAGTAAATGTCACCGCCGCCCTCAAACACTTCCTGTCTCCATTTTTCTCCGGCAAGCCACGCAATCACGCGGGCTTCGATGGCACTGAAATCAGAAACGATAAACTTTGCACCATCTCTCGGAATAAAAGCAGTGCGTATTAGCTGAGAGAGGGTATCCGGCACATCCTCGTAGAGCATTTTAAGAGCATCAAAGTCGCCGACACGAACAAGACTGCGGGCTTCAGCTAAATCCTCCAGATGGTTTTGCGGTAGGTTTTGCATCTGGATGAGCCGACCTGCCCAGCGCCCAGTACGATTTGCACCGTAGAACTGAAACATCCCACGAGCACGACCGTCGGCACAGACTGCATTTTCCATCGCCTGATACTTTTTCACTGATGATTTCGCAAGCTGCTGCCTGAGCAGAAGCACATCTGAGAGTTCCGGCGGTGCTGTTTTTAGAAGCTCTACGACTGCCTTTTTGCCGAGTGTGTCGGTCTCCATTCCGTTGTCGGCAAGCCATTGCTTCATCTGCTGCACCGAGTTAGGATTATCAAGCTCAGTAATGTGCTTCATAGCTGCAGTGAGCTCGGAGCGGGAGCGACCGTCTATTTCGATGGCTTCCTGTACCAGCGCTATATCCAACGCACCTCGGTCGTTTATCTCTTGGTCGAGGTTATATTCGTCCCATATGGACTCCGGCACTGGAAACTTGATAAGCCGCGCCTGTATCGACATTTCTGCCTCCACATCGCGGATGTTATATTTTTTGAACGCCGACCACTTGTCCGGAGCGTGATATGGATAATTTCGGGTTCGTTCACCGTTCGCTTTTGTCGGCGCACATGGCTGACAGAAGTATTTTATGAGGTCTTTGCCTTCAGTGAGCTTCTGCTTATCCAGCTTGAGCACTGCGCCGACGCCCTCCAGCGAAAGCGGCAAGCCCATCGTCGCCGCCCAGACCATAGAGCAGTGCCAAGAGACCGGATCAATATACTCGCCAGTCGGCAGCCCAATAAAGCGGGAGAGACAGATCCTCTCGAAACTGGCGTTGAACGCCCACTTTGTAACAGCCTCATCGGTGAGAGTGGCAATAATATCAACAGGGATTTTTTCACCGCAGGCAAGGTCAATAACCTGCACAGCACCGCCGTCCACAGAATAACCGAACAGCAATATTTCAAAATCCGGCGCTTCGACATAGCGGTAAACGCCTGATTTGGCAAGGCTCACACTGGAATATGTCTCAATATCTATACTGAGTGATTTCATTTCGTCCTCCTATACGGACAGGGCAGCATTGAACAAGTCGCCGCCGCCCTGAATCCTTTTAGTTGTTGTCCTGCTATTTAACAGCTTTTTTCTCTTTATGTGCCTTGACCTTTTTGCAGATGTAGGCAACCAACTGGTAAATCCAGTATCCAAAAGACCAGCTCATCAAACCGACAAGTGCTCCGAAAGCTCCACATACAACAAAGTGCTTTGCAAATTCGTAGAATTCCATATCAGCACCTCATCAGTTCAAGAACTCGTCATCATCGTCGGTGGCGAAGTCGGACTCAGCACTTACCTTACCGCCGAGAGGCTCACCGTCGCGCATTTTCTGCAGGTTGTTGAGACCGCAGGCGATACCCTTGTTGCCATTGCTGTTAAAGGCATAGAAGCTGATGCTGGCTCTACCGTACACGCCGGAATACACCTCGGAGCGGGTCAGGATAGGATTGCGGTCAGCATCCACGATACCGGGTGCCGTTGCGGAGTTAGCGTTGATGAAGTAGCTATCCGCATACGCTTCGTCGTCCGGACGCTCGGTGTCACCATCACGAAGGGGTGTCTTGAGCGCTGCCATCGGAGGCACTGACTTTCCGTTGCCCTTGAGCTTGGACTCGCCCTCATGGTAGGCGGCTTCAATCGCAGCCTTGACCTTTGCGACCGTCTTGGTATCGGACTTCGGGATGATGAGGCTGACCGAGAACTTCGGAGTGCCGCCGTTGATGGACTTTGCCTCCCAGACATTGGCGTAAGACCAGCGGGTGTCAGGACCAGTGATAACCTTCATTGGGTTGTTTACCTTGTTTGTGTTGTTATTCATAATCGTTTTCCTCCATAAAATCATTTTTGGCTGTGTTCATCGCCGGACGCTTATCGCTCTCCGGGACGAGAGTGGGTTTACCCTGCGGTTTTTCGATATACGCCGCGAGGAGTTCTTCAAAGCGGGATTTGCCGAGCAGCTTCTGCATGGCGGTGACGCCGAGTACCTTGCGCTCGTAAGGGTCAAAGCCAGCGTCGGTGACAGCACCGGCAACCGCTGTTTCGTTTGTGTATTTGCGGTTGGAGCGACCTTCAACCAGTTTCCAGCCGTTCCACTCCTTACCGCTGATAGCCTGTTGCAGTGCATAGTCCTTGATATCCGATGCCCATGCGACGAAGTCATCAACGCGGGAGAGAATTTCTTCGACTTCCTCATCCGTGAGTAGCGGCGGCAGCTTGAAGTCGTAACGGGCAAGCTCCATGTTGGCATCGGCTCTGGCGCGGCAGTCGTGCTTTGCCTTGCAGAAACCGCACCATTCACCGCAGAGGAAGTTGCCGTCACCGGCGAAAGCAAGGTCGGCTGTGGGCTTGAGCACTTCGTCCGCCCAGCGGTAGAGCTCGTCCTTTGAGATTTCGTAGGTGCTGACATTGTCACGGCGCGGCTGGTAGATGGTCATTCGCACCGAGTCGATGTCGTAGATGTCATCGAACAGTTCCAGAGCGCCAAGCGCGTAACACTGCATCTGCGGGTTTTCCTCTGCGCTTACGAGCACACCCAGACCATGCTTGTAGTCGATGATCTGCAAGGTGCCGTCCGCGATAATGATGCAGTCAGCGGTGCCGTAACCTGACTCAACCCAGCGGGAGAAGTCTACGCGCTGCTCAATCAAGACGACGGGGTCAGCGCAGGTCTGCTTTGCGGCTTCCACCTGTTCGAGAACATAGGCGGCATAACCGTTGGCACAGTCCGACATTTCTTCGTTGAACCATGTAAGGTTTTCAGTTGGGTCCTGTGCTTCCATACCCAGCGCTTTGCGGAGCTTATATTCACAAAGCTCGTGAGCGTCGGTGCCTTCAGCGGCGTAGTCCGAGCCTTTATCCTCATAGCTCTCGCAGAGCCGAGCGGAGGGAGGACAGCGGAGCCAGCGCTCAGAAGATGATGCGGATAATACCGCGTGTCCTTTAGGTGGCATTGTTCAGTTCCTCCGCATCGGCAAGTAGCGCTTTGTAATTAGCGGGGTCAACACCCGACAGCTTATCGGTACCGTACTTCTGGAGCAGAGAGCGAATCTGAGTGGTATAGCCCGCACGGGACTTATTCGCAAGGACGGCTCTGACCGCTTCCAGCGTGAGCGGTGGTTCTTTCACGGGTGTGGGCGCTTCAGGCGCTTCATCGCCGCTAAACTGCTCCGCCAGCCAATTAGCCGCGTCGCTGATAGCAGCAGCACACTTGCGCAGTTCTTCGATGGTCAAAGCCATCTCGCTCGTTTTGCTCATTCGTTTTCTCTCCTTCCTTAGATTTGCTTTGTGCAGCGAGGATAGTGAGGTTTCTCGCCAGGCGCTTTGACACGACGGAAATTGCAGTCAAGATGTCAATCAATTCCTCGTCCGTGTCGGTCGTTTGTCTCTTATCGTTCATTCGGGCTTCCTCCAATCTGGGGACTTGTCGTTTTCTCTGTCCTCACTACCCACTGGAAAAAAAGGAGCCCATCGTACAAAAAAACAGAAAAATAATTTTGCCCTCCGCCAACTTTCTGTGACAGAGGGCAAAACCATGTGATTACTTGAGACCTAATATACGTTTGCGAAGCTGGTCGAGCACCTGCTTTTCGCGGTAGACGGCTTTTGACTTGTACCAGTCGCCACCGAACTCGCGCTGAAGGGTATCCGCGATTTCCGTCTTGGAACTTCCCACCATGATGAGCTCGCAGATGCGTTTGCCTTCAGGGTCGCGCTCCGAAAGCTCGTCGAGAAGCTGTTCAAGCAGAAGCCTGTCCACAAGGACGTCGGCAAAGCTGCCGTCCGGGTCCTCAAGAGTATCCAAGAGGCAGAACTCCTCACCAGTTGCGTTTTCCATCGGCGCATCGAGCGAGACAGTGTTTCCGGCTGCGTGGTATTCGCAGGTGGCACAGTCGCCGTCGCAGACCCAGAGTTTGGACTTGGGACATACGCACTGACTGTTCTTTTGCGCTTCCTTCTGTAAGCGCCAGATGGGTCGGTAGTATTCGCGATATACTTCCTCAGTTACCGGAACCCACTGTTTGGTGTTGCGGATGTAGATTTTGCGTTGCTTGTCATGGTTGTCTTGGATTTGCATTAGGTTTTCTCCTTCCGGCGTTTAAGCCGAAGCGGAGATAACCTGCATAACTGCCAGTTCTAAATTTCATAGATGGTCACCTCATACGGATTTCTCCGCTTCACATCGGTGACCAGCCGTTCGCAGCTGGCACTCTATTCTTTTTTCTCGCCGTCACAACGACTACGAACGCATCTCCGTGGCCACAGAGATGAGCCGTTGATCAGACAGACCTTTTTAC